GTTTTAAAAACAAATGTTCCTGGTTTAACTGTTTGTGTTATAGGATCATTAAAGGAGGTTTCTTCATCAAAAATTAGTAATGCATCTGGCAATGTGCCTCTATCCATTTGTATGCCTGAAGTTTTTTCAGTAATACCTGCGCCAGCTTCTCCTTTGTTAAGAACAATTACATTATCTACTAAATCTATGTTAGTTGTGTTAACAGTTGTCTGTGTTCCTGCAACTAGTAAATTACCTGTTAGGCTTACTGAGCCGCTACTGCCAGTATCAAACGTAATTGTTTGACCATCTTGTACCTTTACTCTGTAATCTCCTGAATTTACATTTAGTGTTTTTGACATTTATAATTCCTTAAAGTAATGGGGGTAATTAAATACCCCCAAAAACATTTATGCGTCTTCTGTTAGATCGTCGTCGTCAGTACCTGATAATGTGTTATCATCACCAGCTTCTTCCATTCTAACTAATCCAGCCGCGGCCGCACCTGTTAGAGCGTATTTTAACGATGCTCCACCTGTTAAAGCATTTGATCCAGTAGCACTTGGAGATGCTACAGTAACTTTACGTCCTGTAATTTTTGCAACTCCGTAAGTTTCTGAATCTGCACCTTGTACTGAGATTGACATTTGTCCTGCTGTTAAGTTAGCAGGTAGTACACCTGTTTTTATTGTACAATCAAATAATCCAGCTGTTCCAATTTCTTCAACACGGAACTTTTTAGATCCAAGTTGCTTTACGATATAGCCTTCTTTAACTGCTGTACCGTTGTGAAAATTTACTTTGATTTCTGTTGAGCCTGCTGTAGGTCCTGTTCCCGCTACACCAAACATTCTTTTATTAAGTGGTCTTCCCATTTTTTTCTCCTATATAAGTAGTCCAATGCCCGTTCTATGAGCTACGCTGTGGGTACAGCATAAGTCCGCCTTGCGGCACACTATCGACACAAGTATTTATCATTCCTAATATGATTAATAAAAAAACGTATGTGATCAAAGTGTTTTGCTAAGGTTTCAAATAATTCTATGTTTAAAGCAGTTGTACATCTGTTGTAACTAATTTTGCCAATACTTGAGTAATATTTTACATCTATTCCGTATTCAGGAAATAATCCCGTAACGAACAAGCATGTGTCGCCTAGTGTTTTTGCATCTCTAGAGTGTTTTATTTCTAACATAGATTCAGCAAAAGTTTTTGTAGGTAGGAAATCAGATTTGTCAACATGAGAAGCAAGCAACAAAACAACATAGTGTTCGATGTACTCTGGCATTTCAATGCCGGTTCTATCACGTGTATCTTTTACAACGTCATAGAAAGCTGAGGCGTACTCGTCTCTCATACTAATATTTAGTCAAGAAAAAAGACACCGAAGTGCCTTTTTAATATAAGCAAAATAGGTAGGACTTGGGTACACCTACAAGCACGGACCGAAATACCATTTCTAAACCGTACAACCTGTCCCCGCGGGTTAGTGCGATGTGACTCAGCGTATTTCTACTACCAAGCCTGGGTACCACCCCTGGACAGTCAAGTTCGACTCTTTTGGTAGGAGCCTCTTCCTTGCACTATAAACAAAAATTAATTACTTTTTTGTTGCTTATGTACTTAATATAACAGACTTTATATATAAAGTCAACCTCTTTTTTACCAAAATATTAAATTTTTTGTAATCTAGGGTCTGTACTAAGTATGTTCTTTTCAGCTCTTGGTCTAGATAGACGATTTTCAGCCATTTTGCGTACTATTGCTTTATGTGCTAGTTCCGTTTTTCTCTTTTTGCGAGCTATTTCGAAGTCTTTATGATTCATGACACTCTCCTCGTTAAAGTTAAGTGCGTTCCTTCGCTAATGCTACTTCCGGGCTAATTGCCTGAACGTTGTATTATTATTTAGTATCTAGTACTTGAATAAATTCGTTTTCTCTGTCCAAATATTTAAAGTCAATCTTTACTGGATCAAACTTATCTAACGCATCAAATACTATTCGTGTGTCTAACTCTCCACAAGTATAGACGTCTAATTGTATTAGTTTTGGAGATTGTTCGTCCCATATGTGTATTGCTACATGTGATGTTTCAATGATGGTAACGCAAGTAAATCCTTTGTTACCTTTCATATCACAATACTTAACATAAGGTCCCATCATAATCTTCATACCAATGTCTCTAATTAAATTAGAGGCCCAATCAGTAATAGTTTGTTCGCATATTGGAGGATTACTTACTTCTGCTCGTACTATTAAATGTTTATGTTTCATAACTTATAGTTTATATTAAGTTATACCTTATTTGAAACAAAATGTCAACCAGAAAATTTAGTCAAAAAAATAGGCGCCGTAGCGCCTATTTTGTATTTTGTAACTTAAGACTTAGCTAAAGCTAACGTTAGCAATGCTAACACGAGCTAGGTAGTCTGCTGCGTTACCTAATGAACTTGCAGTGTTGTTTAGCTCAACATATCCGTATCTAGTCATGAATGACACAACTGGTTCGAATGATGTTGGATCTAATACAACGCCACTTGACATTAGTGGGATATATGGGCAATAGAACGCTGCTGCGTCTGATTCGCTTGATCCCTTGTAACCTACAAGTACGTCTTGTGCATCAGCAGCATATGTGTTTACATATACTTTCATTGCATTGTTTAAAGTACCAACCATTTTAGTATTAGTTGGAGCTTCAAATGTGCCTTCAGTTGTTCTTGCGAACGCTGAAGTTGTTGCTGATTGAAGTACTGTTAATGCATACGGACTTACAACTGCCCAGTTACCTGCGCCTCTACGTGTACGTTGTGCAATTTTGTTACTTGCGCGGTTGATCATAACAGCTAATGCTGCATGCTCGTCACCTACGAAAGTAGCTGTTCCTGATACACCAGCTTGATCATACTGAGTATCTGCTTCAGCTGTTCCTGCTAATGTGTATAGTGAACCAAGTACTTCTTGGTCAATCTCAGCTGTAATTTCTTGAGCTAAAGCAGCCATAATTTCTGCTTCAACATCAATACCATGCTGTGATTGTGCGTCTTGTGCAGACTCAAAAGTCCAACGTGCTGATAGCTTACGTGATTTAGCTTCAACAGTCTGTTTTAAGATCTGAATAGACATTTTGTTACCAGCTTCACCTTCTAGTGCTGCTGTGTTTGCCGCTGTTCCTGCTGTCGCACCTGAGTACGCTTCAGCAATTTTGAACGGTGATAGTGCTTCTTCACCAGCTACAGTACCGCTTGCGCCTGTACCAACTGTATCCGAATAACGAACACGTAGTGTGTGAATTTGCCCTACTGGGCCAGTCATAGGCTGAACACCAACGATTTCATTAGCAATGACTGTTGGCATTACACGTCTGATGACGGGTAAAATAACTCTGTTAAGAGTTGCGACGTTACCGGCGGATGTTGCACCTGCGCCTGCAGTTTCTGACAAATACTTGCGTGTATTTTCCAGTGTAGCTGACATTACAGATTTCTTTGTGCCTGCTAGGCCTTCAAGAAGTGCGCTCTTCGTATCCAGCCAGCGACTTTCTAATAGTTCTGACATAGTTTTCTCCTTAATTTAAACCAGCTAAACGTCTAATGTCAACGACATTATCGTCTTGCTTTGAACTAACGTTAGTTTGTTTTCTATTGCCTGTGATTTCTGTGCCTTCTGTAATTACTGCCTTCTGCTTCGCTGGAGATTTACCATCAATTACTGACGGTAGGTACTTGTCAAATGCAGATTGTAGTCTGTTTGTTTGTACTGATTCCAGTAAATCTGTCATGATTTCTTGTTCTGCTCTGTTTAGTGGGCTTAACAATCCATCAATAGTTTCTTTGCGCTCAGCGATTTGTGCCATACGCTTAACTTCGTTCGCCTTAGACTCAGCTAAAACTTTTGCTTTTGTTGCAAATGCTTTTGCTTCAGCTAGTTGTTTGTCTTTAACTGCAACTACATTCATAAGTTTTGCAACTTCTGAATTTTCATTCAGATGACTTGTTGCGTACTCAGATGCAAATGCTTCAAACATTTTGCGACCGAAATCGTTCTTACGTGCTTCTTCAATATCTTCTTTTAATGCGCTAATCTCACCCTTAAGAGTGTTTTCAACGATTGTAGATACTTTATCGGCACTTTTCGCAATGAAGTTAGTCTTAACTTCAGCAAATTTATTTTTAGCTTCTTTTATAAGTTTGACCTTAGTTTCAGCTAAATCTTTTTTGTCTTCGTGGAACTCTGCAATTTCTTTAGCAAGTGCATCGACAATAAAGTTCTCAAGCATGCTGAACTTATCAGACATTGCTTTTTGATCTTCATGTAACTCAGAAACTTCTGTCTTTAGTGATTCTAAAACAAATTTTTGCATTAATTTTGCGTCTTCACGCATTTTAACAGCATATTTTGCTTTAGCTTCAGCTAGTTGTTTGCGGTCTTCTGCAAACTCAGCAATTTCTTCAGCTAAACGCTCTGAGATCATAGCATCGATAGCCTCAACCATAGTTGATTTATCATGCTCATATTTCTTAGCAAATTCTTCGCGAAGTTCAGCAGTTGCTTGCTGACGATTCTCTTTGATTTTGCTTTCCCAAGCGCCTTCGATTTCAGCACGTACTTCTTCGGAAACTACATCGTTTTCAAAAAGTGTTTTAAGTGCGTCCAACATATTATGTTCTCCTTTTATTGGAGTCTACTGATTATATTAATCAGAGATTCTTTTAAGTATTTTTGTGCCTTTGTGTCGTGTTTAGTTGCCTGTGCAAGTTCGTATGCCTTCATTCCTCCACGTGCATTCATTAAATGTTCGTAAATTGGTGTCGGATACGCACCAGGGGCGCTAGGCTGAGCCACAACGTCCACAGTGATTATTTCGAAATCAGAAACTTCGTTGCCGCCGTCTTCTGATACATTGCCGCTACCACGCGATGAAACACCTAGTTTAACACCATTTTGTATCATAGTGCTAACTAACTGCCCCATCGGAGTTGGTAGAATTTTTAATTTACCATAACCGTTTGCGCCATCCATCCAACATTCTTGGATCATATGACTCACGCGGTCTAAGTTAATGTTAAGTCCTTCTGGATGATCAACTTCTCCGAGAACTGAATATCCTCCCTGGATTTGATCATTGAGAGTTTTGACAGCCCTACCAATTTCGTTTACAGGATATACACGTTGGTTTGCATTACGCACTCCACCTTGTATACAAATACCTTTCATATAAAGATCTTTGCCCCCATTGGCGTTATCGGTAGACTCAACGACTATATTAGCCTGGTCGAATGTCAGATGCTCTCGTAAGTTTATCATTTAAAGTTCCTTAACCTTAAGAACCGATAGTTGATTTACTATCTGCTCCGCTTTCGCCTGCGCCTTTTTTCTCTGCGCCGTGGCCTTTTGGCTGTGCTTTCATGCTTTTTGATGCTTTGCCGCCTGGAACGTTAACATTACCAGCTGTTTCATCTTTTGGAGATGTTCCTGCTAGTCCGCCTTCTGTTCCGCCGTTTCCGCCGTCTGCATTCTGCGCCAAGTTTGAAGCAGTTCCGCCCATGTCATTTGCACTAGCTACAGTTGACTTAGTGTTTGCACCGTTGTCGCCCATTTTAGCTGTTACTTTTTCAACATATTCACGCATTGTTTCTGCTTCTGATTTAGATGATTCATCAGTTTCTTCGTCTGCTGCTTCATCTACTTCTTCATCTGATGCTTCGTCGACTTCTTCGTCAGTTGCTTCAAACGCTACTGATTCTTCTTCAGCTTCGTCGTCACCGTCAGCGTCCATATCCATGTCGCCTTCGTCACCAGCATCTTCGTCTTCGTCACCCATCATTTTTTCAAATTCTGCTTTAAGATCATCTAAAGCAACTTCTAGATCGTCAACACGATCTTCTACGTCACCTTCGCCACCTTCAGCATCCATATCCATATCCATGTCGCCGCCTTCTGCGTCACCGTCCATGTCCATGCCCATTTTGTCCATCATGTCATCAGCTGGATCGCCACCTTCAACTTCAAACTCATCTAAGTTAAAGTCTTCGTTAGTAGCTTCTTCTTTGTCATCATCTGATGCTTCATCTACTTCTTCGTCTGATGCTTCATCTACTTCTTCGTCTGATGCTTCATCTACTTCTTCATCTGTAGTTTCATCAACTTCTAGATCTGACTCTAATAGTCCTTCGTAGATATCTCTTGATTTTTCAACCACAATCTCGTGGAATAATTCTTCTGCTCCAGCTTTGTCTTCGTTGACTAGCTTTTCGAGCATTTCTTCAAATTTATTACTCGCCATTATTTTCTCCTATAAATTGTTGTACCTATGGTAAGGCTGTCCTTTGTATTTAACGTATATAGAGAAAAGTGTGTAGAAATAGGCTCAAAACGAGCCGTTTTTAAAAAATCAGGCTAAAACAAACCGATTTTTGAACTCTTGAACAGTAATTGTGTTGTAGTTTTCAAGTTTATTTAGTTCCTCTGGACAATAATTATCTGGTGCTATTACCCTTACAAACTCAGTTTTTTCATGTTCTTTTACTACACTAGTTGTTTGTCGTAACCAATTTCCAAAGAATGTAGCACTATCTTGTGACTTTTTGTAGTTAGGAGTATCAGCATATAAGTTATTAAACTTCATACCGTCTTTTAATCCTTTGTAGTCAAAGCCTAGTATATAAATTGTTTTATGTCGATGTTGTGCTGATAACCATAATGCTGTTGGTCCACTTGACCAACCTTTTCCTGGTTGAAAATAATTAAAATGTTGAAGACCTTCGTAGGACTTATTATAATTTGTCCATACTTGATTTTTATGTTGATACATTGATTTATTAATTTCTAAAATCATTTTAACATCAACCGCAACTAAGTAATCTGGTCTAAATGTTCGATACAAAGCATTACATCCATATACCGGACCGTACTTTTTTAGCTCTTCGGGCTCTATGCTTTTTCTACTTAAACCGTTACCTAAAACAAATGCTGTATTTTGATTGTGAGCAAATCTACTTTCGTCTACTATTTCTTGATGTGCAAAGTTTATTGGTTTAGCACGTTTAGCAAACTGTTCTTTTTTGTCGTCAGACATTTTTTCTAAACGTCTAATCTCCATTAAACGTGTTGCTTCTTCTTTTGAATATTTGGTCTTATCTAATTTTGCCATTAAACACCGGCAGCGGCTGCTTGCGCTGCTATCCCATACATCTGTCTAACAAAATCTAATTCGTCAGCTTTCTCATTTGTATGTAGCTCGCTTGCTTTCCTTGCACGGTTAATTTGGCGTAGGGTGAGTCTTGTCTTTCTTGTATCGTCAAAATTGACAATTGAATCATCATATTCGGGCTCATAGCGATTGTCGTCTACAGGCTCAATTGTTTCTTTATCAAAATAAAATAATTCTCTTAATATCATAATACTATTTATATCGTTTGGTCAGTTGCCGGTGCACCCGGTGCTGCTGTGTCGCCGCCTGTTGCTGTTTCAGGTGGAGTTGCTTCTGCGCCAATTTCTGCTGTTTCGTCATCTGGTGCAATATCCTCTGCTCCACTAATGTCAGCACTAATGCCTGCTGAACTAATTCCTGCTCCACGCATTTCTGCACTTGCATCTGCTGCTGGTTGATTTAATGTTTCGTCATTTTCTTCACGCCACATACGTTCATTCTCTGCAATCTCTTCAGCACTCATGCCCAAGAATCGTTTCATTGCAAAACGATTTGAAATATAAGGTATAGCACTCATTTGTGTATATGTTGGAACACGAGCATTATCAAGTTCTGATTGTCTATATGCTGCAAAGTTTTGCGGTGGTTCAAATTCTAAGTCAAACATTGCTGTGTCAATGTTTACACCTTTTTCTAATAGATATCTTTTAAATTCTTGATTAAAGTCTTCTATAATAAGACCTTGTAAACGTTCACAGTATGTGTTGAAACGCAATTCTTGAATAAATGCTGTACCTACTCTACCATCATTATATGATGAAGTTGCGTCATCACCGCCGGTAGGCAAGTAGCTGCTAGGGATTCGTAAACCGCGTACGAGCTTATTAGTAAAATATCGTAAGTCATCAATCTCTCCTAAGTTAGTTCCGCCTGGTAGTGTTTCAACTTTAGATCCTCTACCTTCTGCTGTTTGTGGGAAAAAGTAATCTTCGTTAATTGACAGAGGATTGTAAGAACTGTCTATGACATTTGTGCCTCCACCTGTCGCTGATGGGATCCTTCTTTGATGGATTTCCGTTTTAACACGTTCAACAAATTGCATAGCAAGGTGTGATGGCATGTTACCCACATCAACGTAGAATACTCTGCGCTCAGGCGCACGTTGTACACGATAGATAATAATAGCATCTTCGAGTAATTCTTTTTGTTTGAATACTTTAAATATTGTTTCTAATAATGAGTTACCAAAAGGAAAGTTATTGTCTAATCCTTCTGACAGGCTTAGGTGTAACACATGCTGTGCGTCGACAGCAACTTCGCCTTCTTCAATAGCAAAACGTGAACCTGGTGGTACATTAACACCGCCAGTCATTCCTCTTGCTCCGCCAGTTTGATAACTTGCGCCAGGACTACTTATGTTACCGTTTGTAATATGCGGTGATGTTGCAACCATTTCTTTGAAATTTAAGTTTACATCTTTGATAATGTACTGTTCAGGCTTTTTGCCGTCTGATTCATTTACAATAATACGTGTAAGTTTTGCAGGATCAACATGAAATAATTTTTTTGTTTCTGGATCTCTTAGAAATATTGCATCTCCGTATTTGAATACATTACGGAATGTTCTAAACATACGTGTTTCAAAATTATTAATTTTGCACCATTGTTTTAGGTACTGACCTAAAATATTAATTTCGTTATTAGTTGCTGCTTTGTTATAATGAAAATTAAAGTTAGTTCCGTTTTCATCATTTTTTTGTGTACAAAACTCAGCAAGGATATCAAGTGCAGCATTTACTTCACTGTCGTTGTCCATTGTGTTATATTGTCCGTAGCGTTCAACTCTATTTGGGCTACCTACGTATACATCTGGTAAGTAACTTGAATAGTTTGATCTTGCAGGACCTGGTCGACCGTTTGCACCGCCTCCGCTTATTGGTCCGTAGCTACCGCTTAGATTGTCGCCTGTGGGCACTGGGGTAAAATATTTTTTCCAACTCATATTATGCTCTTCCTAATCCGCTCATTAAATTGCCCGCACTGCGCATTGTTCTAATCTGTTTATTTCCAATATCTTTCTGCATGTTATTTATATTAACTAATTGTAACATGGTTTGGTTCAGAATGTCAAGTTTTTCTTCTACAGATCCGCCCTGCGGCATTGTAGCCATAGCTGTTTTAGCCGCTTCTGTCATAGGAGCACCCATAGTTGCCATCTGATCTTGTAATTGTTGTGCCATATCTGGCATTCTATTCAGCATTGACTTCATATTTGGTATAATTGATCCGTCCATGTTAGGCACAAACGTTTCTGGTCCGAGTTCACCAATTTTGTATGCAACATTTTCCATTACGCCGCCACCGATTGCTTTACTTCCTTGTTCTGATGTACTAACTGAATTCTGTGAATCGTTTTTGTCTGCATCTCGTGCTTGATCTAACACGTCAACTGGTGTTACACGAATTGCATTACCATTTGTTACGCCTTTAAAAAGTTCAGTAAAATTATTTCTATCTGTTAATATTGGATTCATTTCAGCATCATCACCAATAAAATTACCAAGATCAAAACTTTCTCTTAATTGCCTTGTAATCTCTACTGTAGCCCGAATACCTTCTGCTATGTTGTTTTGTAATACTGTATTTGCTGATAAATTTTTTGCTACAGTACCTTGCACATCTGCTGCACTATTTGCTAACTCAATTGTAGCTTTGTTTAACTCTCTAGATATTGATTGTCCTTCAGAGCCGCCACCTGTTTGAGCCCTTACTACATTTCTAGCTTCTTCTAAATAAATTTTAGCTGCTTCTGCGGTGCTAACAGTTCCTTCACCAGCGGCCTGCATTCTTGCTTGTACTTTTTCAACACCTTCTGTGAATGCTCTAGTTTCTGCAATAACTTTAGCTTGAGATTCACCAATAGAATTAAGTTGGCCAACTGATGCAGCAAATAATTGTGTGTCACCAACTGATTCTTCTGCAAATGCAGCTTTTGCTTGGTCTGACAGTCTAGCAATTTCTTTGTTCTTTTGTGCTGTTGTCATGTTAGATTCTCTAACTCTTTGCATTGCTTCGATGTTTGCAGCAGTTTCAGGATGCATTAGTTTAAAGTTTTTCGTCATGTCGCTCATCGGCACGCCGGTTTGATTCATGTCTTGTGCAAATGCTTTTGCTGCTGATCCTAATGGTCCTAAAGAAACCAACGCTGTATTCATTGTTTGAGTTGCATCATGGATGCCTCTATTTTCCATACGTCTGTTTGCAGCAATATTCTTACCATCACGTTGCGAATCAACTAGGTCTTGTTTTTGTTTTTCAGCACTTTCACCGCTTATCTCGGCCATTACAGCAATATTTTGAGCCATATCTAATGTTGCTTGAGTAACCGCTTTATCGCTCATTCCTGTTAGCATAGCTTGTCTACCAAGTAAACTAGCATTGGTCAACAGCATTTCATTAGATTCTTCTAAACTATAACCTAAATTTGCCATACCTGCAATAACTTTACCGTCTTCAAACATCACTCTTGATAGTTCAGAAAATCTTTTAGCACCTTGGTTAACACTTCCTCCAAGAACAGTTAAATTTTGTGCATTATTTCCAACCATATTTGCAAATACGTCTAATGTCATTCTAGTGTTTGCAGTTGCAGCCCGCAGAGCTCCTAGGTCACCATTAAATCCAGCACCAACTTTTGAAAGTGATTGGAATGTACGTTGTGTATCATCTAAATAACCAATAAAATCAGCGGCTGAATTGCCGAATGACTTAAATATCGGCGGCAAGACACTTGCCTGGCTTTTCATATTTTCTACAACTGATGATTGGTTAGTTAAAAACTTAGTAAAATTACTAGCTGCATTAGTGGCGTTGTTAACGCTTTTTCCAAAGTCAGTGCTACTGCCACCGCTGGTGCCACCACCACCACCACTAGATGATGTTTGTTGGCTCTTGGCAATCCCTGATTTTTTTAATGCTCCAACTAATGCGGTTTGGAGTTGTCCTACTGTTAATTCACTTACTGGGTCATCTGAAGCCATTTTGTTTCCAATTTATAATATGCATACTTTATAAAGCATAAATAATAGTATGTTAGTTATTAGTATTTATCGGAAAGGATTATATGAGTAGTTTTCTTCAAGATTATAAAAGACAGCCTAAATTATTTATTGACTTGCCTAGCCAAGGTCATTTCTATGATCACACAGTAATAGCTGATAATAAGTTTTCTTCAATACCTGTTTTTGGTATGAACGCTATGGATGAGATACTATTTAAAACACCTGATGCATTATTTACAGGCAATGCAACAGCAGAAGTCATAAAAAGTTGTATACCAGACATTACAGATCCTTGGAAATTAGTAGGTTTTGATATTGACTATATCTTAGTAGCAATACGTATTGCTACATATACTGACGATCTTCCTGTCAAAACAACTTGCCCTAGTTGTAGTAATGACAATGATAGTATTCTTAGTTTAACATCTTTAATTGAAAATTTTAATAATTACAAAATTGAAAATAATTTTAAAATTGACGATCTTACTTTTAAACTAAAGCCGTTGACTTACAAACAAATGTCAGATATTGCTATTGAAAATTATACCTTAGAAAGACAAATTATACAAATTGCTAAAAATAAAGATTTTACAGATAATCAAAGAGACAACGAAACTCAAAAAATATATAATAAAATGAACGAGTTAAATCTTAGCACTGCTGTATTATACATTCAATCAATCGATAATAGTGCAAATACTGAAACTGATGCACAATTAATTAAAGATTTTATTTCAACAAATGATACTAGATTTTATAAAGAATTAAAAGAAAATATTTTTGATTTAAGTAATCAGTGGAAGTTACCTAACTTAGAAGTAGTGTGTGGCGCAGAAGAGTGTGGACACAAATATAAGTCACAAATCGATCTGGACTACTCAAATTTTTTCGGACTACAATTCTTACACTCGAGGAATCTGATCAATTAAATCTGATCAAACAACTTGAAAACGATATCAAACAAATCAAAGATGATAGGTATCGTTTAGGTTGGTATATGAGAGGGTCTGTTTCTTACAAAGAACTAATGTATAGTTTAAGTCATGATGATATAGAAATTTATAACAAAATTATCAAAGATAACATCGAAACTACTGAAAAAACTAATCTGCCTTTAATTTAGCTTTAAATTTAGGTAATAGTTTTTTACCTTTTTTGTAAGCTGCTAATATTTCAGGATCACTTTTAATTATTTTTTCTAAGTCACTCTTAATAGCACTACTAGATTTTTCCTCAACTATTGTTGCACTTTCGCCAAATATGCCACTAGTAAAATCTGGAATACCTGCCGTTGTTGAGGCACTGCCAATCCCGTCAGCAAATTGGTTGCCTAGTTCTTGTATCCTGTCTAAAGCTCTAGCCCATCTACATGATTGTTCCAAGCCAAGAAAAGTGCTACCGACAAAATTTTCTAGTTTTTCTTGTACGCCAAGAGCATCCAAGCATCTACGTATTAACTCTGGACCTCCAATTAGCCAAGCACCGCCTGCAATAATTGACAGCACCACGGTTGTTCCGCCGCTTGATACTCCTAATGCAATAAAAAGAGCACTTGCTACTGCAATAGCCGCTGGTGTAGACGCAGCTGTAAAAAAACCTACGAATACTTCAAATATTAATTCTGTAGTTAGACTTACTACTTTACGATAGGCTCTTGCAACATATAGTGGAACGCCACCGTCGGCTGTAGCAATGCTTCCTATTGTTTTACATCTTGATGGATCGGTCATTCCAGCTTTAACAAGTGATCTTAGATATGCATCAAACGCATCTTCAAGTTGCGGAACATTCAGTGCAACTTGTATATATGAACCTACAGCACCTAACCCTAATTTTCTGACAAGCCACATAATCCTTCTTAACCATTTTTTAAAAAACCCGCTAGATGCCTTTTTCATGTCCGCTTCTATTTTATCTAAACGTGCTTTTAGTTCAGCTTCTCCACCACCATCAATATTCGAAGGTACAGCTTTAGGAGCCTTTACCTTAGTAGTATTTCCTGAAGGAGCATCTGCTTTAGGAGCTGCTGTTGTAGTGCTCGTACCTAATCCAATATTTAACGGAGTTAATTTTTTTGGATCTAATAATTTTTTAATCGAAACGTTAAACGTTTTGCCCTTAGAATCCTTAAAGGAAACTTGGTTTGGATTACCGTTTTTCGCAGGACCTACTATAGTTCCTTTACTAACACTACCATTTTTATTTGCAAAAGCTGCCTTTGTACCAGTAATTTCTGTTCCGATGCCACTAATTTTTGGTTCAATCCTAGGGGCTTCTGTAATATGATATATTTTCATGAGATATCCTTAATCATTAGTTGTATGTATTTATGTTTTAACTTCGTTAAAACAAGTTTTCGCTAACGCTCAAACTATTTACTTCGTATATGATTATGTGTGATAGAAGTAATATACTTGAATTAAAGCAATATTACGAAGTAATATTGTAATTGCTTCATGTAGATTGTTTCAGTCAGATGGAACCTACACAGCGGTTCCATCTAATCTTGGTCTTCATGTGAGTTCGTCACAGCCGAGATTCGGAAGTAGGTAATTGTTTATACACTTAGTTCAATGGGCTCTGACCTTTCCCAACCTACGTCGACATCGCTTACGCTACCTCTCGCTTCGTTCCTATTGCTAAAGAGTTTTTATGAACTGTGTTGTGTTTTTCGATTGCTAACAGTCAACCTACGCCAATCCTGCCGCCCTACTACCGGACGCGGCTCAACGTGTACGAGTGTCCTTATCACGGGACCTTTTTCTCAGCGGTATTTGTAAACTGGCCCGCCAACCTTATGTGTTAGATTGTTTTGCCTTGATATTTTGTTCTAGCAATGCCTGTTTGAGTTTGTCTGATCCGCCTACTCTAACATTAATGATACCGTTATAGTATTCATCTGTTTCAAGTACACGCCTATCAAATTGTTCTCGTGCCTCTATGTAGGACATTTCGCCCCTACCTTTACATAGGTATAGTATTTCTCTTGTAAACTTATCTTCGCCTAGTTTGGCTACATCTGCGTTTAGTCTGTCACTGGATCCCCAGTAATCTCTCCAATCGCTTTCTTTGTAACCTCGTCTTTTATTTTTTCTGCCTTTGAGTGGTGGCTTGGTAGTTTTAAATTTTGCTAGTTTTTTACCTATGTATTTTTGGCCTGTAGTGGTATTAGTAATAAGATAAACAAAACCTTCATACTCATTTGGTATTTCGTCAATTGTCTTGCCTTCATAAGTCCACTGCATGAACTTACTTACCTGTGCCTATTATTTTTTTGCCTCTGTTTTGGTTTTGAACTTCTCGTGTATCTCATCGCCTCTAATTTTGCTTAGTCTACGTATTTCTCTGAGCCATTTTCTGCTTGCTCGGTGTGTTCTAAAGCTCAGCCTTTTTTCAAAGTTTTCGTTTGCTTTGAAATATTCTAAATAGGCTTTTACTAATTGATCATGTATGTCATCATCAATCATAGTACATTGCCTTTAGTGTAATCGGATTAGTACCAGTAGCATGAGCTGCTAACTTTGTATGACAGTCGCCGCCAATGCCTTTTAAAAATGCACGTTCAACTTGTGCTTGTGCAAATGTAGTTGCATGATTAACTTTCTTAACAACGTCTATAACTTCTTGATTGTCTTTTCTAGTTTGTAATGCAATAATACCTTGACCAACAGCTGGTATAGTAGGTACTCGCAACCAAGTACGTCGAATGTCTAATGCTTGTAAACCTGCTTCGGCTAAAATTATTGCATCATAATCTTTGTTATCAAGTTTTTCAAGTCTGGTATCAATATTACCACGTATGGGTTTAATTTTTATATCTAAGTTTTTATACAACTCTTTTAGTTGTGCAATACGCCTTGGACTACTAGTACCAATTGTACATCCATATCCTACACTTCCAATTAAGACATCATGTGGACTATTGCGTTTTAGCATTGCTGTAATAGACAAGTCTGGATGTTCTTCGCCTGGCATGTCTTTCAAACTGTGTACAGCAACATCAATGTCGCCTTCTAGTAGTTTTGTTTCTATTGTGCTACAAAAAACACCCTTGCCACCAATTTCATAAATTGGTACATCAGGATTTAAATCTCCGTCAGTTTTAATAGTTATAATTTCGGTATCACAAGAAAGTTCTTTGCAGGCTCTTTCAGCATATGCAAGTGCTAGTTTACTTCCTCGTACTCCAATTTTTAGTTTCATTCTACAATGTCAATATCATTTTCGTATGATGTAAAGCCGTTTTCTTTTACAACTCTCATCACATAATTGACCCTTCCTATTAGTTCGTCCTTATGTGAAATAAGGAACACATTTTTATCACCAGCTCGGCCCATCTTTTTAAGAACAGCTAACGAACCTTCTACACCGGCAGTGTCCATACCACTATCAATAAGCTCGTCGATAAACAACAAGTTAATTTTTTGATATAAACTTTCCCAAACATCTCTGAACGCAAAACTCATGCCTAAAATAAGTCTGTTACGTTCACCTCTTGATAGATTATCAAAGTCTAAATCTTGACCAAGCTGTGTAATTTCAACAGTTAAATCATTTTGGAATATAACACTATGCGGTAATCCTAGTTTATCTAAGTAATATGTAAGTCTGTTGTTTAGATATGCTAAGTTTTGATCAATAATCTTTTTACGGATAAAACTATCTTTGTTTGTTAGTAGTTTCAATAAAAAGTCTTGATGTTCTTTAAATGTTGTAAGTTCGTTGACTGGTGTCCAATCAATTTCTTGTATTGCACTGTTGTTCAATTCATCTATTTGTGCTTGGTAAGGATCAGTTTCGTTTTGTTTTGCGCTAAGTGCAGTTTTTAAACTATCAACGTTTTGTCTATGCTCGTATGCTTCTTTGGCAGTTTCGTAAAATACACTAGGCTTTCCGTTGATGTCTCCAATGTCAGACAGCGACTTAGTAACATCAATAAGTTTATCGCCTACTTCTTTTTGATACGATAATGCATCGTCAAGTTCTTTAGCTTTACGGTCTGCAATTTCTGTTTTTTTGTCTACATGTAGTTCTTGGCCACATGTATAACACACAGCATCTTCAAGATCTGCGATGTCTTTATTAACTTTTTCAACACTTTTGTCTGCACGTTGTAGTGCTGGTTCTAAAGTACTAAGTTCCTTTTTAAGAGCCAAAATAGCATTGTTATGTTCAGTCCAATTTGATAACTTATCATGCGAATCTAATTCTGCATCAATGTCTAAATGCTCTAATTCGTCGATTGCAGATGCTAATTTGTTTACATCTTGTTGTTTTTTAGCAAGCCATGCTCGTTGTGTGCCTTGTAGACTACTAATAGTACTTTCAATTTTACTATTTGCAGTTTGCATTGCTTCAATTTTTAATGTTTCGGTAGTAATAGACTCTTTAGTGATGCGTGTTTGCTCTTTTAGTGCATCAGCTTTCTCACTTAGGATAGTAATACCAAGTAACTGTTCGATAATAGCACGTTGATCGTTTTGTCTCATGCTAAGAAACGGCTCAGTGTAAGTGTTTAGTGCAACAATGTGCTTGAACATGTCATGACTCATGTCAAGCAAGCCGTCAATGTCCTTTTGTGTTTGTCGACTGTCGCCTTGTGACTCGTCTACTAGTTCTTGTTCTTGGTCATTAACAAAAAACTTTAGTACATTAGGGGATCTTCCACGTTCGATTCTATAATCTACATTGTTTTTTTCAAAATGTAGTGTAACTAACATGCCTTTGCTGTTAGTTTTATTAATTAAATTGTTTGCTCTGATATTTGTAAGTGCTTTTCCGTATAATGCATAGCTAAGTGCATTAATAATAGTAGTTTTACCTGTACCATTACGTGATCCGCTGTCGTCTCCACCTTGATCTAAGTTTTCTCCAAGCACAAGTGTTAAGTTTTCTCTGTTAAAGTCAACAGCTTGGGTTTGATTACCCACACTCATAAAATTTTTGACGGTTAAATCTTTAATTTGTATCATAGTTCGTTATAAATATCCATTAGCATCTTTTTATTAAAGTTGTCTGAGTCAATTGCATTGATTTCGCCTGCAACAATTTGATCAACGCTTTCAAATTGTTGAATATCTAGTTCAGTTGATATTTCTTCAAGTTGTTTTTGTGGTATAAGACTAATTTCTCTACAACCAAAGTTATTAATAAAGGTTTCTTTAATAAAACTAGCTTCTTCGTAGCTAATAGGTAAGTCTAAGTTTACCCGTAAATACATATTTGGCTTAATTAGTGTTGCTTGTTCGTCAATTAGCTGACTTAGTTTAACTGTTCTATACTTAGGACAGTCTGGCCAATCAATATATTCTGGTTCTTTGTTGTTTTCTCTGTCAAGTATCATCATACCACGGTTGTCATCCCATGCATCTGCATAGTTGTGTGGAAATGCGTTACCAATATAGTGTATTTTGCCTTGTTTTTGTCTTTTGTGAAAGTGTCCAGAGAACACATACTCTTGATGTTCAAAATGTTCAGCTTTCAGTTCGCCGTGGTCGGGCATCTGCACCATTGCGTTCATATAAAAACTAGGAAGTTCAAAATGACCAAACATATATTTGCTTTTTATACTTTTAATTGTTCGCCATTCATCACCTACTAACCACGGAACAAGAGCAACATCATCTTCAATGTATACTTCGTCAATAAATGTAATACCAGGAATGTGTTTTGCAAATGCTGTACTATTAACATCACGTTTGTCTTTATAATACAAGTCGTGATTGCCGTCAAAGAAGTAAAACTTCTCAAAAGATTTGCCTAACTTTTCCATACAGCGTATTGTTGCATCCATTGTTGTTAGGTTAAGTGAATTTCTGTTGTGATGCCAGTCACCGCAGAAGATACCGGTTTCGCAACCAGCAGCTTTTGCTTGATCTATGTACCAATCAACAAAATTTTCACAATCTTGGTTGTGTACTTTGCTATTGCCCTTAAGGCCAAAGTGTATATCTGTAAAAACAGCCGCTTTTTTAAACAATTTTATATCTCTCTATAGTCATACTATTAGCATTATACGTTCAAATAATGTAAAAGTCAACGACTTATTTAGAAGCATTTATTTTATCAGTTTCTCTTTTCTGTTCAGCTTCCCATTGTCCTTGGTTCTGCCTTGTAAAACTAGGATTCATGTCATTCATCTCTAATATATCGTCTCTAATGTTTTGATTTCGCTTCTCAATGTTAATAACACGTACAAAACTGTTAGTTACAGCCGCAGTATAGTATGCAAACGGATTAGCAGACTTAGATTCGTCAAATTGTAAGCCAATTTGTGCTAGTTGTAGTATTGCTTGGCCACGCATTTCGTCATTGTATGTGTATCCGCGAACATTACCACGTGTAGCGTACCGATCACACAGTTTCATCCACATTAAAGCAAGTTTATTAGTTGCTTTGCCGTGATCTTTGCTAAAACATCCGTTTTCCATACCGCCTTCCCAATGACTTTTGCCTATACATACCAACTCACCGTCATCATTAAATTTATAATGTTGAAAGGGCGGAAAATTAAGTTTTACTTTGTGATCTGCAACTGTTTTGGGGGTCTTTTTTCTTCCGGGCTCGTCTGGTATGTGATCAAACGTCATAATTCTAAAAATTAATTCTTCTTTTGTAATCTTTTTATAGTCAACTTCAAATTCTGCTTGTTTTACTTTTTTTCCTGCTAGTTTAGCAGCATCAAATGCGGTTACTTGTAGTCTTTTTGCTTTATTACGTTTTGCTTCAGCTACGGTCCTTATATTAATCTTATCAATGCTAGGCAAGATTATGTCGTATTGTGCATACGTAGGATCAACGTAGCTACAAAACGTAGACTTTGACTTGTGGATTTCTTTTAAGATATCCTTATTATTTAAATAGTTTACTCTTTTCATATTTTCTCCATTTGTAGTTACATTATAATATACTCTGTTAATAAAGTCAACTAAATAATAGTATTAGTAATACTAGGAGACTTTATATATGTCAGGCAGACAAGACGGCCCCGGAACTGTAGCAAATAATGTTGCATCTCCTGTTAGTCAACAAAATACAAGTGCAGGTTCTCAAAATCAAAATTCAAAAGCACCTTCTAAAACATTAACCAACACAGTAGGAAGTGAAACTATCGGTGTTGGTGCTAGTATTTTAAAAAATGGTGTCAAACAAACTATAGAAGATATTGCTTCAGGTGGCGTTGGCGGCATAATGAGTGCTATCAGAGGATTTGGTATACCTGTAGACGGACTAGCTGGCATCTTTGGTGGCGGTAGTACCGCTAGTTGGTCTAGAGATGATACAGGCGATTGGCGTATGCGTTTAAGTATTCCAGTTGGCATGTCTTTAGATGGTGTACTCCAAGCTCAATTGAATGAAACCCAAGGTATGATTTTTCCTTATACTCCTAGTATTATATTCCAACATTCTGCACAATATAGTATGATGAAACCTACACATAGTAATTATCCTTTTCCAATATACCAAAGTAGTCAACCTGATGCATTACAAATTTCAGGTGAATTTTATGTAGAAAGTGCAGCTGAAGGATTGTATTGGGCGGCTGCTGTACAATATTTGCGTTCAGTAACAAAAATGGCATACGGTTCAACAAGCAACCAAGGCGCTCCGCCCCCAATTATTTTACTAAACGGATACGGAGATTATGTTTTTAAAAATGTTCCATGTGTAATACAATCTTTTTCAGTTGATTTGCCAACAGATGTTGACTACATATATTGTCCTGAGATAAACACCTATGCCCCAACAAGAAGTACTATAACAGTTGTTGCACAACCTACTTATTCAAGAAGCGAAATTCATCAATTTAGTTTAGATACATTTGTCAAAGGCGGATATGCTAAAGGCAAAGGAGGGTTTATTTAATGTATTCTCCAAGTAGTCCTTATTATAAAACACCTTTTGTTTCTGGCCAATATTTAGATATATTAAAAATAAGACCAATACCAGCTGAACCTGACGATGTACTTTATATTATACAAGTGCAATATACGCATCGACCTGATTTGCTTGCATTTGATATGTATGGTGACAAAGATCTATGGTGGGTTTATGCACAACGCAATCTTGAAATTTTAAAAGATCCTATTTTTGACTTTGAAGCAGGAACAGAAATATTTGTACCAAAAGGCCCATCACTTAAACGCTTGTTGGGATTATAGATGTCATCTACTAATATACAGAACATAACAGAACGATTAAAGTCCAAAGGCAAAGAATTAGCACAAACAGGTGCTGATGCTGCTTCACAAGTAGCAACTCAGTTTCAGACTTCAGGAAAAATTACAGTAGGCGGCGTTGCAAGTGCTGTTGAAGGTGCATTATCAGAAATTAGGGGTGCAACACTCGACATGCCTAATTCTATAAACGGAATTACCGGACCAGCACTTGGTTCACTTGATCTTGCACAAGGTGGAATAAGCCAAGTATTAAATAGTAAACTTCCTAGCTTTGCAGGAGGCGCAAGTTTAATCAGCGGAGGGCTTGGAGGAATTGCTCAAGCCTTTGGAGGATTAATGGGAGGCCTAGGAAAACAAAAAAATATTCTCAGCCCGTTCTCAAGTTACAACTATGTTTTTACACTAGGATGTTTGACAGACTTTGAATTAAATTTTCCAGACTTAACTTACAGATTTGCTGATCCTATGATTACAATTATTAAATCAGGAGGCGGAAAACCGTTAGTTGGAAGTAAAACTATATACGAAATAAACGGAAAAACAGAATATTTCATAGACGATGTTGAAATAGAAACTATGATAGCACCTAACCCCGCAACAAGATCTACAAATGCACTATCTTTAAGTTTTAAAGTACAAGAACCATATAGCATGGGACTATTTTTACAAGCATTACAAATTGCAGCATTAAGTGCCGGTCATAAAAATTATATCGATGCACCTTTTTGTCTAAGTGTTGAATTTAAAGGACACGCAGGAAACCGACCAATTAGTATACCAAATTCAAGGCGCATATTTCCTTTAAAATTTACTGATATACAATTTGACGTTACAGAAGGCGGAAGCCAATATAATGTAACTGCCATTCCTTATCACGAAACAGCATTAACAGATCAGGCACAGTCTACAAGAAATGATGTAACATTCGAAGGTAGAACAGTTGCAGAAATGTTACAGTGGGGATTTGATAGTCTGACTACAAATATGAACGAAAAAGAACTTGAAGGTGTTGAACAGGAAAATAAGTCCAAAGGTAATCAGTATATAATTATGTTTCCTACTAAGAAATCTAGTGCTGAAGAATCTGTAGAATTTGCTTCATCTGAAGACGAAGGATCAGCAACAACACAAGGCAACGATAGCGGCGCTGGAACACCAAAGCGTGAACTTACCGAAGAACAACAACAGAGATTATACGAGTCTGCTATAGCTGTACAAGAAAAAAGCATGCCCATTGAAAAATTTAAAGCAGCACTAGATAAAGAACTAGGTATTAGTGTAAAGAGATCTGATCTCGGCGAAACAATAAGAGATTATGCAGATGATCCAAAGAATATAAACGATATTGGAAGTTCAAAGATTGTAAAATCAAAAAATGACGTTGGCAAGAAAACTATGGTTAAACAAGCTGCTGCTGAAAGTGAAGAAGAAAAAGGAAAAATTGATCGTTGTAAAGTACAATGCAATCCTGATCAACGAATGATGACAGTTAGTAGTGGAAAGAAAATAGAACAAATTATAGAAGATGTAATACTAGTAAGTGAATTTGGAAGAAGTGTTGTTGATCAAAAACCAGATGAAAACGGAATGCTTGATTGGTATAGAGTTGAAACTAATGTTTACAATGTTTCCGATCTCGAAAACATAGATAAAACCGGTCAACCACCAAAGATTTTTGTTTTTAGAGTTGTTCCGTATAAAGTACATCACAGTAATTTTAGAAGTCCAACAGAAGCATCAAAAGGATTAGAAAGTTTACAAACACAAGCATCAAAAGAATACAATTATATCTATACAGGACAAAATG